ATTGATATGAAACTTACAGGTCATCCACAAATCTCATATAATAGACGTTCAGGTTTTCTAAGAATCGAAGGTGATTTGAAAACTCAGACAAACAATACTGACATCAAGGTTGGTGAATATATTATGGTCGAGATGTATGTTCGTCTTGGAGACGCCATAAATGTTTGGGACGATTTGTTTCTCAAAGAATACACAACAGCACTATTCAAAAAACAATGGGGTGAAAACATATCCAAGTTTGACGGTATAACTATGCCTGGCGGTATTACACTGAATGGTCGTCAATTGATTGATGATGCGAATGTTGACATCGAAAAAGCAAGAGAAAGACTATACAACGAATACGATTTACCGCCCGATTTCTTTGTGGGGTAATCCATGGCTACTAATCCATATTTCAAACAAGGTGTTCGTTCTGAGCAAAGACTTTACGAAGATATTATTATCGAGGCGTTGAAGTTCTATGGTCAGGATGTATATTATCTTCCTCGTGAAGTAATCAATAAGGATTCAGTCTTTCTTGATGATGTGCCTTCTCGTTTTGGAGACGCATACAAGATTGAGATGTATATCGAGAACACTGATGGTTTTGATGGTGAGGGAGACCTGTTCACCAAGTTCGGTGTTGAGATTCGTGACCAAGCAACTTTTGTTGTTGCGAGAAAAAGATGGACTGAACTTGTTGGAGATAATCTTGCTACCGCAAACTTCAGACCACGAGAAGGTGACCTAATCTATCTTGAGTTATCTCAGTCTCTTTTTCAAATCATGAAAGTTGAAACCGAGACACCATTCTATCAAGTAAAAGACCTTCCTACATTCCGTCTGATGTGCGAATTGTTTGAGTATAATGATGAAGACTTTGACACAACAATCGAAGATATCGACTCTATTGAACTTGATGGTGCGTATCAGTATCGTCTCACAATGGACTCAGGTCAGGGATATATAATTGGTGAGACAGTTGCACAAGCCTTCTCTACAGGTGGTGGTTCTCTTGGAACAGATAACTATACAATCAATGGTGAGGTGACTCGTTGGTCTGACTCTGATAAAATCCTTCAGATTGCACATGTTGGTGCAAGTGATGGTAAGTTCCACGAACCGACAACAACTCAGTTTGTGGTTGGTCAGACATCAGGCGCAAGAGCCACACCTACAGGTGTCTCAGAACTTCAGGAGATTGTCAATGATGCTCAGAACGCAACCTTTGATGATTTTGAAAGTGACTTCTTAGACTTCTCGGAAAGTAATCCATTTGGAGATATATCATAATGTTTGGAACACACTTCTATCATAAACGAGTAAGAACTGCGGTATCCGTATTTGGGTCACTGTTCAATAATCTATATGTTCTTCGCACCAATAGTGCTGGGTCGGTTATATCACAGGTCAAAGTGCCTTTGTCGTATGCACCCAAAAGAAATTTTCTCTCTCGTCTTCAAGAGATGACAGATAAAGGCGAACAAGCAGAACGACTTGTTGCAATCAAACTACCTCGTATGTCATTTGAGATTACGAGTATGAACTATGATGCGATTCGTCAACTTCCTAAAGTCAACACAATATCAAAGGCGATTCAAGACCAAGCGGTCACTAAGAGAGAGAAACTTTTCACTTCTACACCCTACATATTGAACTTTCAGTTGAATGTATATGCAAAGTCACAAGACGATTCACTACAAATCGTAGAACAGATTTTACCATTCTTTGCGCCTCAATATACAATATCAGTGAAACCTTTCAGTGACATTCCAAGTTTAGTTGAGGATGTTCCTATCACTCTTACAAGTGTCACTATGCAGGATGACTATGAGGGTGCGATTGAACAACGAAGAACGATTATATATACTCTTGACTTCGAAATGAAGATTGCTTTCCATGGCCCACTTAATGAGAACAGAATTATTCGTGATGTTCGCAGTAATCTGTTTCTTCAGAATGCAGGACTATCTGATAGTGATGTCTATTTGGAGACAATCAAGATAGTTCCAAACCCCACTACGGTAAGTGCGGATAGTGATTATGGATTTACTGAAACATTTTTGGATAGCGCACCGTGACCGATAACGTAAAAAACGACTATGAATACTCTCGTGATACTTACTATAACCTTTTAGAAAAAGGCAAAGAGAGTTTAGAATTAATGATTGAAGTTGCTCGTGAGAGTGAACATCCTAGAGCATTTGAAGTATTGTCAGGTATGATGAAGAACATGGCAGACATCAATGATAAATTGATGGACTTGAATAAGAAAAACAAGGAAATCAACAGAAAGGATGATGAACCAAATCAGGTAGGTAATACCACCAACAATCTTTTCGTTGGAACAACGGCTGATTTACAAAGGTTGCTTCACAACGAAGAAAAGGGGNCGGTGATAGATGCTGAACCAGAAGGAAAGTTATCTAGGTAATCCCAATGTCAAACGTGACGGGGTTCAACAACAATATACAAAAGAACAACTTCAAGAATACATCAAGTGTTCTAATGACCCTGTATATTTTGCAAAAACCTATCTGAAAGTTATTTCTCTTGATGACGGACTTATTCCGTTTCAATTATATCCTTATCAAGAGGAAATGTTCAAACACTTCAATGAAAATAGATTTTCAATCGTTCTGGCGTGCCGTCAGTCAGGTAAGTCAATCAGTAGCGTTGCATATATACTTTGGTATGTATGTTTCCACAGTGAAAAGACCGTTGCTATTTTGGCAAACAAAGGAGCAACTGCAAGAGAGATGCTTGCACGGATATCTCTCATGNTTGAGAATCTTCCATTCTTTTTACAGCCTGGCTGTAAAGCTCTTAACAAGGGTTCTATTGAGTTTTCTAATAATTCTCGTATTATTGCCGCTGCTACAAGTGGCAGTTCCATTCGTGGTCTGTCTGTTAATCTACTATTTTTGGATGAGTTTGCGTTCGTGGAACGAGCCAATGAATTCTACACATCAACATACCCAGTTATCTCCGCAGGTCGAGAAACTAAAGTCATCATTACATCAACTGCAAACGGAATTGGAAACACCTTCCACAAAATCTGGGAAGGAGCAATCCAAAGAGTAAATGAGTTTTCACCATTTACAGTGAATTGGTGGGATGTGCCTGGCCGTGATGAAGAGTGGAAGCGACAAACCATCGCAAATACTTCTCAACTACAGTTTGACCAAGAGTTTGGCAACACCTTCTTTGGGACAGGTGATACCCTAGTCAACGCCGAGACATTGTTATCATTTCGTGCAAAACCACCTAAAAAAGTATTCGAAGGTGGCGACCTGTTGGTCTATGAAGAACCCATCAAAGGTCACGATTACATCATGACGGTTGATGTGTCAAAGGGCAGAGGGCAGGATTATTCTACCTTTACGGTAATTGATATTGGCACTAGACCGTTCAAACAGGTTGCCGTTTATCGCAACAATACTATTTCTCCAATTCTCTTTCCCAATATTATATATAAGTATGCGAACCTCTATAATGAAGCATATGTAATTATTGAAGCAAATGATTCAGGACAACTTGTATGTCAGGGTTTATATCAAGATATGGAGTATGAAAATATTCATATGGAGTCTGCCGTAAAGGCTGACCGCATTGGTATTGAGATGAACCGAAAAGTAAAACGTATCGGTTGTTCGGGTATNTAAAGACATTCTAGAAAATAGAAAATTAGATATTATTGATGAAGAAACTATATTAGAGGTCTCTACCTTTGTATCAAAAGGTCAATCATATGAGGCATCTGATGGTAATCACGATGACTTAATGATGAATCTAGTGATGTTTGGATATTTTGTATCAACACAATACTTCTCTGACATGACAGATATCAATCTCAAAGAACTTATGTTTGAAAGAAAGATGCAAGAAATTCACGATGATGTTCCTCCATTCGGACATATTGATGATGGAGTTGACCAAGCCGAGTTAGAAGAGAAACAAAAAGAGTGGAATGGAAGTTGGCATACATACTCAGACTACAAAATAGGTGTAGAAGATTGGTAAAGTATAAATAAAAGTATTGAACTACCGTATTATGAATACTTATTATTAGATAAACGATAAAAGGAAAAGTTATGGCACTTTTTACACCCTCAGCAAGTCCTGCCGTAACTGTAAAAGAGATTGACCTTACGGGCGTAGTCCCTAATGTCCAGACTTCTACAGGTGCGTTCGTAGGCAATTTTGGTTGGGGAGCCGCAGGTGAAGCACAACTCATTTCAACAGAAACCGAGTTAGTGAACACTTTTTCTGCGCCAACCACAAGTAANNCGGTAGATTTTCATTCTGCCGCTTACTTTCTAAGATATTCTAACTCACTTCAAGTTGTCCGTGAAGTCGATAGTGACGCAAAGAACGCTGTTGCTAACCACGATATTCTCGGTTCACTTACAGCACAACAAATCAAAAACCTTGATGCATTTGAGTCACTCACTGTCGATAGTTCAGACGGTGCGTTCCTCGCTAAATATCCTGGCTCTCTTGGTAACTCACTTCAAGTTTCTATCTGTGGTTCAGATAGTGACAATGGTGGAGCAACTAACTTTGACGCATGGGCATACAAATCAAGTTTTGACGCAGCGCCTAGCACATCAACATTCGTGTCAAACCATGGCGGTAAAAACGATGAGATTCATGTTGCTGTTATTGACCAAGATGGTGAAATCACTGGAACGGTTGGTGAGGTTCTTGAAACATTCCCATTCTTGTCTGTTGCGACTAACGCAAAAAGAACAGATGGAACATCAAACTACTATCGTGATGTTCTGAAAACACAATCTCAGTGGTTGTATGCTGGTATTCTGCATACAGGAGACTCTGCGGCTGCTTCTGACTTCCGTGGTGCTAACTGGGACACTGCTTCAACACANGATGGAAACACAGACTTTAAGTCAGACTTCCAGTTCTCAATCGCACAGAACACATGGTCACTTGGAAGTGGTGTAAGTTCCTCTACACTTGGAACTGACGACATCCTTCGTGGTTTCGATAAGTTTGAAGACAAAGACAACATCGAGATTGACTTCTTGATTGCACCT